ACCTTGGCAAAGCAACACAACGAGTTATTGGCGGTGTCGCTGATAATACCTATCGACTAATTATGACCTGCACAACCAATGAAGGCAATACGTATACTTGTGTTGGTGATATACCAGTTTATTCTCCTACTGAGATTTAAAATGGGACACGCTGATTACCTACGGAATGGCGACTATAACGGTATATGTGATGCTTGTGGTCACAAATACAAGTTTTCGCAATTAAAGCTCCGTTGGGATGGTTTATACGTTTGTAGCTATGATTGGGAGATTCGTCAGCCTCAAGATTATGTAAAAGGCGTACGAGATAATATGTCTGTACCAGTTTCTCGTCCACAAGCTCCAGACGAATACACTATCGTACAATCCACAATTCAATTAGTTGACGGTTATGCTGTCGACACATATACACTAGGATAATATATGGGCCGTCCTTTATATACTAATAACGCAGCCACTTATTTGGCTTTCGGAATAACCAATACAGCAACAACAATGCAGGTATCTGCTAATGCTGGAAACCTATTCCCAAATCCAACTGGTGGAGACTACTTCTACGTTAGCTTAATCAGTCTGAGTGGCCCAATCATTGAGATTGTTAAATGTACTGCTCGTAGCGGTGATATTTTTACAATTGAGCGTGGGCAAGAAGGCACTACACCTTTGTATTGGAACATGGGTGATAACGTCCAATTGCGTATTACTGCGGCAGGTATGAACTATATTGCAGGGGCTGCAGTTCAATCAACTGAAGAGCAAGTATTTACAGCAACTCAAGGTCAGACAGTATTTACTTTGACTAACTTTGATTATGCTCCTGGAACTAATAACTTAGCGGTATTTGTAAACGGTTCAAAACAAGTATATGGAACAAACTATTCTGAGACTAGCGTAAACACAGTTACATTTAATTCAGGTCTTAATGCTGGTGATATTGTCGAATTTTTGGTTGGTATAAGTGTTGCATCTGGAACTTTGTATGCTAATGAAATTAATTACAATGAAGGTGGAGTTGGAGCAGTAACAACTACTGTACAATCTAAACTTCAAGAATCTATATCTGTTAAAGACTTTGGTGCAGTAGGAGATGGTGTTGCTGATGATACGGCAGCTATTAATGCAGCTTTAACTGCACTAAAACCAGGTCAAGCACTTTATTTTCCAACTACCACAAGTTATTACCTTGTTACATCAACAATAACTATTTCTAGTGCTTATGTAACTTTATTGGGCGACAGTAAAAATAGCGGTATTAAATATACTGGTACAGGCCCTGCGCTTATTGTTGCTAATAGTTTTTTTGCAATGAGAAACATATTACTTGTAGGTAATGGTGGCGCATATGGCGCAGGAGCTACAAGCACTTATGGTGTTGACCTTCATGGTTCTAGCAACATTGGAAATATGCTATTTGAAAATGTAACCATTCAAAGTTTTGGTTCTGATGGTATTAGTATGCAAAATGGTATTTATACTATTTGTGTTGATAAATGTACTATTCAAGGTAATGGTGGTTGCGGTATTGCATCTCAAATTGTTTCTTCTGACCAAGACGGAAATGCTTTAACAGTTACAGCTTCAGGAATATATGGTAATGCTAGTGATGGTATTAGATGGAAAGCTTCTGCATTAAATGTAACAGGAGCTAACGTATTTGAAGTAAATAAAGGTTATGGTATTAATCTTACATGGGGTTCTTCATTATTAAGTCCTTTACCATCAGGATTTTCAATTAAAGGCAATTATTTTGAAAACAATCTTCTTGGACAAATTAATTTAAAAGGCAATGGCGGTGTATATGTAAATGGTGCTGAAATTGAAAGCAACTATATGCTTATGTCTAATGCTGCTGGCGGTACTGGTTCTGCTACAGGCCCTATGGGTGTTGCTATTACTGCTACTGCATTTATTAATTGTGCTGAATCAGGATTTTATGGCGTAAGAAATGTACGCTTTGGTAAAAATACATTTAATGCTACAGGAAATACTCTTGCATATACTTTTGTAGATGGAGGTTCTTCTACAGCTTTTGATTCTTCTGTCATTGTTGAGCAATCTATTGCTGACGACACAAGATATGTGAATTTAGGAGATGCTCAATATAAAAAGATATTTAAAACATTACCTATAAACGGAGCTTTTAATCAAAAAGGTTTTGCTTGGACTACATATGATAAAAGCGACAATATTTATGTAAATGGTGCTGTTACAGGATATTTTGAAGTTCCTTTAAAAGCTGGTGAAGCTATTTGGCAAATTGATTTATTAACTCAACAAGCAAGCTCACAATCATATACTGTTTTATTTGATTTACAATCTACTGATGGAACAACAACTACTGCTTATTCTAGTGTAGGCGCTCCCCAAACATTTACAAATGCTTCTGGAGGAACTGTTGTAAATACAGAAAATGTAGGAGCTGTTTTATATAGAGCAGTTAAAAATTCAAAAGTAAGGCTTAAAGTTACTGTAACAATGGGTGCTGTTGCTACAACTATGTATTTGTATGACCCTATTATTACCATTGTTTAAGGATAATTAATGGCAAATATGCTTTTTGCAAACAACTGTAACACTACTTTAAATGGTGGTATTACTGCTATTGCAACTTCAATGGTTGTTACATCTGCGACAGGCTTTCCTGTTCCTACAGGTTCACAATATTTCTATTGCACATTAGCTGATGCTGCTACACAAACAACTATTGAGATTGTTAAAGTAACTGCAGTATCAGGAACTACATTTACTATTGTTCGTGGACAAGACGGAACTACAGGAACTATATTTGCATCAGGTGCAGTAGTATCTCTTCGTTTAGTTCGTGCAAATCTTAATGACTTTCCTAAATTAGATGAGGATAATACCTTTACAGGGACAATAACCTTTAGCACGCCATTAGTTGCTACAAACATGGTGCAATCAAGCACAAGTTCTAATGGCTATTTAAGCTCAACTGATTGGACTACATTTAACAACAAAGCACCTGCTGTAACTTATACAACGGGCTATGTACCTTTTGGACAAGGAACTACAACTCCTACTCAAGATTCAGGATTTTTTTGGGATAACACTAATAAACGATTAGGTGTCAATACACCTTCTCCAACAGTTAATTTAGATGTAACAGGAAATGGCAGATTAACAGGTTCAATTACTGTTGGCACTGCAAGCACCGTGGCAGATTTAATTGCTAAAGCCAATGTATCTAATGGCGGTGCTGGCTATAGCGAAGTTTTATTTGCCAATAACTCTACTAATACTAGAGGCTATATAAGTTATTTCCACAATGTAGATGCAATGACTTTTGCAACTACTGGTGCTGAAGCAATGCGTATTTCTGCTTCAGGCGGTGTTTCTATTGGTAACACTACAGATGCAGGAGCAGGTAATCTATCGGTGAATAACAATATATTTTTAGGAACTTCTGCTACAGTTGCTGGAGAAATATTTAGTCTAAAAACTTCAGGAACTTATGGGTCATTAGCAACAAATACTTCTACAGCTACTTGGTATCCCTATGTATTTCAAACAAATTCTGTAACTGTTGGATATATTGCAGCTACAAACTTAGCAACTGTTTATTCAACTACTTCAGATAGAAGATTAAAAACAAACATTCTTCCATTAACAAATAGTGGAACTTTTATTGATTCAATGTTGCCAAGAACTTATACATGGATAAATGGCAATGTTAAAAGTTCAGGATTTATTGCAGATGAATTGCAAACTATATGTCCTACTGCTGTTGTAGGTGAACCTAATCAATTAGATTCAAATGATAATCCTATTTATCAAGGTATTGATGCTTCAGACCCAACAATTATTGCTAATATTGTGGCTGAATTACAATCAATTCGTGCAAGACTTAAAGCAGCAAATATTGAATAAGGCAAAATATGACAACATTAATTCCAAAGTATGACGAAGGCGCGGCAGGCGCAGTTAATAGACCTTTTAATGAAAAATTACAAGAATATGTAAGTGTTCTTGATTTTGGTGCTGACCCTACAGGCGCAACCAATAGTTCAACGGCTTTTACAAATGCTGTGGCTACAGGCAAAGCCGTTTATATTCCTAAAGGAACTTATCAATGTTCTTTTGATATTAGCAGTTATCAAATTCTTTACGGTGATGGTTTAAGCACTATTCTTATTCCACCAACAGGTGCTACGTATGTCATTAGAATGGATGCTACTACTGTAGCTAAACAATGGTGTCAGATTAGTAATCTTTCAATAGCTAATACAAATAGTGTTGCAAGTTGCGTTGGTATTTTATTTAAAGGTACAGATGTAAACACAATTAATGACAATCATGTTATTAGAAATGTAGTTATTTCAAATCTTGACAGGGCTTTAGAAGCTACAGGTCGTTTAATTGGATGTTCTTTTTACAATGTAACTGTTAGTGGTGGTGTTCGTATTGGATTTAACATTAGTACTGACACAGTAAACCCTGCTTGTATTTTAAATAGCTGGTATATGTGTTTGTTTTTAGGAAGTACACAACAAGCATTAAAAATGGTTGGACTTAATATAACTAATTCATTTTATTCTTGCAATTTTCAAGGCGCTAACTCTTCAAATGTTGCTGGTGTAGCTGCTACTGAAATTCGTGACTCTGAAATGATAAAATTTACGGATTGTTATTGGGAGTCAAATGGTTTAAGCGTTACTGTAGATACAACAAATTATTTAAACAATAGTATTGGTCTTTGGTTTACTGGAAGTTATTGTTTTGAGCCAAAAGTAGAAAATTCTTATATTGTTGGTTCAGGTGTTTTAATTGCTATGGACGCTTCTATAGGCGGTATAGGCGGTTACATTGGAAACAATACTTTTATTCCCAAAACAAATGGCTGGGATATTTACAATACTTCAGCTACAAATGCAAATACGTCAGCAGCGGTAACTATTGATGGCAATAACATATTTAATGGTAAAACTACAATAGTGCAAGATGGTAATGGTCAATATAATGCGTATATTCGCCAAATAAACACTTGTCGTTACATAGATTCTAATCAAACTATTGATTTAAGAACAATGAGTAAATTAGAAATTAATGTAGCTTCTCCTACGACAATTAGCACTATTACTAATTTAATACCAGGTTGTGAATTATGGATTAATGTAACCAATGCTTCTGTTACTATTCCTGCCGCATATATGGTTAGTGGCTCTGATTTAGTTATTGCCAGTAGTTCCGCTAAAATATTAATGGTTAGTGGGCCTCCTGGGTTTAATAAATTTGTAATTATGGTTTAATAATAAAATTATGAAAACATTTACATTAGAAGATAACGAAGCAGCATTTATACTCCGTGTAGTAGGTCAACTACCTACTGAATCAGGGGCATATCCATTGCTTCAAAAACTACAACAACAGTATGCTTTAATTACTGAAGAACCAAAAGCGGAATAATATGACTACCAGTTACTCACAATCCAGAGACAGCGTTATTAATGGAGCACTCCGTGTATTGGGAGTAATTGGTGCTGGAGATAGCCCAACCCCACAGGACTATCAGAACTGCTCAGAAGCCCTAAACCTGTACATTAAACAACTACAAACTAAGGGTATGCCCTTATGGTTAGTAGAAGACCTCCCAGTACCTATGGTAGCAGGTCAATATACCTACACATTAGGCCCAACAGGAGATGTAGTCTGTGACCGCCCATTAAGAGTCGTTATGGCGTTCATTAGAAGCCCTCAGGGGAACGATACAACCCTTCAGGTCATCTCACGTCAAGAGTATATGCAACAGGGCTATAAACCCTCTTCTGGTACTCCTAATCAGGTCTATTACGACCCACAGTTGGGTAATGGTGTACTGTATGTATTTAACAACCCAAATGCCGCAGGGTGGACTATCCACCTACAAGTGCAACAACCTATTTCAGACATCTTAACTCCTACTTCAATCCCTCAATTCCCATCGGAATGGTTCAATACATTAAAGTTTGGACTAGCTGACCAGTTAGCCCTTGAGTATGGTGTTCCTGCACAAGTACGTGCTGAACTAGCTCAACGTGCCGCTAAGTATGAAGAAGTAATGACCGATTGGAGCCAAGAAGAGGCTTCTACTTCTTTCCAACCTGATTATAGATTTAGGGGTTAATTATGGCAATTAGCCGTATACCTCTTGCTCATAATATTGGTAGTCGTGACGGTACGTTGGACAAAGATAGTAAGCTCGGTAATGCGATTATTGAAGTAGAGAAAAAAGAGTCTATTGCAGCCGTTAAACGTCCAGGACTCAAAACCTATCAGACTCTAACTGCAGGAGAAGGACTTGGTATATTTGCCGCTGGTAGCCACTTACTTACTATTATTGGAACTACCTTCTATGACAATGGAGTTGCTAATGCTACCCCCGTTGATGGTTCAGATGAGTATGATTTCATCTACTCAGTAGACCAATCTCAAGTCTTTTTTAAGAATGAGAGCCACGGATATGTCTATACCATTGCAACAAGCACCATTTTAGATTTACAAGGCACCATAACGACGCAAAACGGTACGACCATATTAGGTACGCCTGTTGTAACATTATCTGCATCCAATCCCGCAATTCAGATTGGACAGATTGTGACAGGGACAGGTGTTCCCCTTGGCACTTATGTTTTAACTATATTTGGTACTGCCTTAACTTTAAGTCAAAATGCTACAGCTTCTGCAACCGTTACTCTTACCTTTACTACCTCTTATCCTGGTACTACTGTATCGGGTGCGGTGTTTGTGGACGGGTATTATGTTGTTGGGACTCCTCAGGGTTTGCTTTATAACTCTAACGTAGAAGACCCTACAACTTGGCAAGCCATTAACTATCTTGGCGTGGTGTCTGATGCCGACCCATTATTGTGTATTGGTAGAACAATTAACTATATTGTTACTTTTGGCTCACATCATATTGAGTTCTTCTATGATGCAGGTACATCCCCAGGCAGTCCATTTCTACCATATCAGAACTCTGTCATTCAATTTGGAGCCGCAGCAGAAGACTCTTTAATACAAATGGATAACACTCTTGTTTGGATGGGTACAAGCCACCAAAAAGGTTTTCAAGTAATGGCAATGTCTGGTCAATCCCCTCAGATTATCTCTAACCAGTATATTGAAAGAATTATTAATAATTGCAATCCTGACCTTGCTTATGCTTTTAGCATCAAAACATCAGGGCACTCCTTATACGTATTAACCCTTAGAGACTTAGGGTATACCCTAGTATATGACTTTGCTCAAAATGGTTGGACATATTGGACTTCCACCGAAAATAACGTAGAAGGTTATTTTAAGGGTCAGTTCTATACCAAGTATCAGGATATGGATTTAATCCAACACGAGACCAATGGTAAGGTCTATGAGTTTGACCCTAATACTTACAATGATGACGGTAACCCTATTACTGTATTAGCTCGTACTCCATTAGTGGATGGTGGCGATAATCTACGTAAGTTTTGGAGAAGCGTACAGGTTGTAGGCGATAAGGTTGATTCTTATGCCCTATTGAGATATACCAGTGATGACTACCAAACCTTTTCTGCGTGGCAGAACGTCAATCTCAATACCTCTAAATCCGAAGTCCATAGACTAGGACAAGGGCGTAGAAGAGCGTTTGACTTACTTCACCAAGATAATGTACCCTTGAGACTCGAATATTTTGAAGTCGATGTCGAAAAGGGGGATTTATGATTGAGTATAAAGAAGAAACGTTTGACCAAGTAATTGACGAAATTAAACCTTTATTAGAAGACCATTGGGAAGAAATAGCCTTAAATAAAGAGGTTATTAAACTCAATCCAAACTATGAAATGTATGAAAAACTGTGCCATGCTGGGGTAATGAGGATTGTTACAGCTAGAGATGACGGTAAATTAATAGGTTATTGTATTTGCATTATTGCCTATAATTTGCATTATAAAGATAGTTTGACAGCTACAAATGATATATTTTTTATATCTAAAGATTATCGAAAAGGCTCAACAGGAGTAAAATTGTTCATTAAGAACGAGGAAATCCTAAAGAGCTATGGTGTTC